ACCAGATTCTATTTAAGAAGTGTTGACGTTGATTGACGTGTGTTTCACCCACACGCATGCCTCGGTGGAATTGGTCAGGTAATTCGGGACATTCTCGACCTCTCCGTTGGCATCGGTAGTGAAATTAAATGTTGCAACATACAATCCGTTGTCGATGATCACGTTGCCGCAAAAGGCGATTTGTTGCATCCGGATTTTGACCGAATTGATACGCAATCGTGTCAGCCTTGAAAATTTGGTTTTCAGATGCACACCCCTGTTAAGGGCAACCGGAGGCAAATAACTATTCCGATAGTATCCCACCTGGATGTTGTCCACGATGGAATTTTGCCGGAAATAGGGAATCATGGCTCCGGATATCTCTTGCAAAACCAACATGGTTGCCAAATTGATTTTTTCATTCAGCAATTGAAGGCCGGTGGTGTCGGATATATCGGCGGCATACCGGAGGTTGATGCCGGGCAAATCGTTGATCCATAACCCCGAAACGGGGTTAGTGGTCAAACATTTCACCCCGATGAAATTACTTAGACAGGACGGAACGGTATTTATAGGGGTCATCTGAATAAATGTTTTTTTCCTCTATTTTGACAAGGCAACGGGTACGAAGATAGTCCGGAACCCAAAACGACGGACATGCCTTGTTGTTGAATTGGTTGTGTCCGGCAATCAATACATCCGGATTGTATGCCAACACTTCGGCAATGATGGATGAAAGGGTGGCATTTTGTATGTCCGTCAATGTGTTTTTGGGTGTTTTGGCATCGGATGCAAGACCGCCGATGTAGCACACATGCCTTGAAACGGAATTGAATCCGGCAACACCATAGGTCAATTCACCATCGTCAATCCATTTGTCGTTGTTGTGTTTCACGAATTGATGCCGTGATCCATCCAACAAAACAAGGTCAGAATACCCGACACGATCCCATCCACGGCCGATTGGCTTGGGTTTGGTGTGCCAATTCCGGATGGTTTGGGCGGTTATGGCCCGACCTTCCGGTGTTGCACTACAATGTAGAATCAGGAATTTGAACGGGTGTTTCATCGGGAATTGATTCCTGTTTTTCTTTTTTCAAATGAATGAAAAAAAGGTCGTATTTGGGTGTTTCCAATCGTTCAATTTTGAACATCGGTTTGATCTGTTTGAACCATTCCAAGGCATTGTCAATATCACGATTGGTTTTGTGTTTGTATTGTTTTGATTGGATGCAAAACACCAATCCGGTTCCATCGAGCAAACCCGATTTCCAATTCTTTTTGACCACCTTGAAATTCATGGGTGGATTGATGGGATGCAATTTGACCGATTCCCGAAGTTTGTTCACCTCGGTAAGGTTGGCACCCTGTTTTTCAATGGCTGAGAAATAATCCTCACCCATTTTCCCAAACATGACTTGAAGGTCATACCGGGAACCTAATCCATAATGAATCAATTCAATGGCGTTCTTTATTGCCGGGTCGTTGCCCGACATCAATTGTTCCTTGTAAATCATAGCGTTTGAAGTTAGGAAAACAAACGGGACCGAATCCATTGCGGACCGATCCCGTTGTTCTCAAATTAACACACTTTCGTGAATCTTACAGACCGTCCAAATCAACCTTGGTTCCGCACAACATTTGGATGGTGTTCCACAGGATTGTACCATCGAAATAAATGGCACCGGTGTTGTTGTCCTCAATAACCTCATCGATTTCGATTTGGAAATCCGTGACAAATCCGTAGAAATAACCATCACATGTGTAGTAACCGAATTGATAGGATGACGGCTCGGTCAAAATCGTATTCCAAAAATCATAAGCAAGGCAACCACCACCAACGGTGACGGTATCCGTGTTATAATCCTGGAAGGTGATTTGTTTTTCCGCTCCGACAATACCCTCAGGCTGACAGGATGCAATCCGTTTTTTGGTGAATGAACCTTTTGGTTTTTGACCAAGGATCAATCCGGATTGAACCACATCACCGGCGGCAATGGCGGCCGTCCATTCAGCAACATCGGAAATGTCGGCGAATGTATAGTCACATTTTGCGAAAAAGAAACGTTTGATGCCACCCGGACGGGTGACAATGCCACAACCACCGGTGTAGTTTACCGGTAAGTCAGGGGCGCATGTTGAATTACAAATTGCCATGTTTTTTCAGTTTTTGAATGTTTCGATTTCGAACGAATTAGCCAGGGCAAACGATGTCACCACCGGCGGAACAATCGGTGACAATAAATCCACCATTTGCAAATTCACAACCACATGAAGAACCGCCAGGCAATTGGAACAGGTTGTAATTAACGGCGATTTCAACATACCATTTTTCCGCACAATCATCGTAATTGGTTTTCAAGTCGTAAACCATTCCGGTGAATGGATCAACAATGGTTCCATGTTCGAATGAATCATTGCGTTTTGCGTAATCACCAAGGTATTTGTTCCATGTGATCAATTGGTTTCCGCCTTGAGCAAGAACGGCAAATGATTTTCCATCACCGGCACCAAGGATTGAATTGGCGAAACGATCGGAATAATAGAATGATTCCGCCAGGATGCGGCCCATGTCCATTCCATAATTGGTATTGCAACATGCGATTTGGTTGGCCTTTGCCCACAAATCCAAGGAACCACCACCAACCATGATTGGCACACCATTATAGCCGGTTTGCTCGAAAATGTGTTTGATGTAGGCCCATGACATTGGGTTCACTTGACCATTGGCATTGAACAACGGAACGGACAATGGTGAACCGTTACAATCACCATCATCACCAATGAATCCACCCTGATTTCCTTGAATGATGGTCAACAATGCCTTGTCCAAGGCAACATTAACGGCGTTCATTGCACCCATGATGGTTTGACCAACCCATACGGTGTCGGCTTCGCAAAGTTTACGCATCTCATTCTCGTCAAATGACATTTTGTATTTGATGCATGAGAATTCCGTGATCAATGCCTGTTTTGGTTCGGGTGTTACCTCCGGGGTACAATTGGACGCACATGATGTTGTTACATCGGCATCACATGCCTGGTTTTGGTAGTTGATTTGGACGGCACGAAATTTCCCATCGGTAGGGACAACCTGTGCGGTAAAGCCGGCACGGTTATAATCGGACATCAGGGCATCAACCATGCCCGTTTTTTCACGGCGCAATGCCGGTGCGTTGGTTCCGGCAATGTCATTCAAATTGACTTGCAATGCGGAACACAAACCTTGTGTGTAAGCCATTTTTTGTTTTTGTTTTTTGGTTTTTGAATCTGTTTGTTTTGGGGTAAAACGCAAAACCCGAAAAAGACAATCCACATGATGTGAATCATTTGCCTTTTTCGGGTAGGTGTCCCCGGATCGGTTTTTCGAACCCCGATGGTTCCGGTTTGCGTTGTTGATGGACCGCCGCCCACGTTTATTAAGTTATGGCAACCGCAAATGGGCGGCAATCCATCATTGGCCAAATGTACGCAAATTTTTCATGCGTTCGGCGTTTTCTTGTGCGACTTGTAAACCGGGAAGGTGGAAAACTTGGTTTTCGACCTTTTCAACCTTTGACATCTTTTGGGTAACCGGTTGATTTGGTGCCTTCACATCACCGTTTGATTGTTTCAATACATTGAGGGAAACAAGATATTTATCCATGATTTCATCAAATGAAAGGGTTTTGGTTCCATCTTCTGAAATGGGATTCAAACCTGTTTTGGTTTTCACCACAAATGAACCGGCATCATCCAGGTCCACGTTGTATTGTTTGTTCAGGTAATCAGTAACCGCCGGAAAAACCACATCGGAGGAAACAATCAGGTTTTTTGATGTCAAAAACGATTTTATTGCGGATTCCTTTTTGAATGATTTGATGGTTTCCTTGGCCTCGTTTTCCTTGGCCGGAATTACCTCCTCCATTAACCGTTTGTTTTCCTTGGTTAATTCAATAAGGCGGTTTTGTAGTTCATCGGATGTGGAGGAGGATGAGGTTTGAACCTTATTGTATGCCGTTGTGATGATGTCATCAAATTTTTTATCCTTGATTTCATCGGCGGTAAGGCCAAAAACCTTTTTCAATTTGTGTTCAACCTTGGATAATTCCGTTCCACGGATTTCGTCTTTAATGGGTTGGATGAAATCGGGATCATTGGAAATGACTTCACGGAAACCGGCCTTGTATGCGGATACCAATTCATCCATGTTGATCTCATCATCGGAATTGAGTTTGCCGATGATGTCGGATTTCACCCCAATTTTTTTAAGAAATGTTGTCAGTTTCTCCATTTTCTGTTGATTTTTTGCGTTTGCGTTTGGTTTCGGTTACCGGTTCGGATTCGATTTCAGGATGTTGGTTGATGATCGGCATGGGTTCCGGCGCCTTGGTGACTTCCGGCATCACATCCCAATCCTTGTCCATCCCATGTTTTTTGGCTATTTCATACGCCGTTTTTGACATCTTGAAAACCCGTCCGGTTTTCACGTTTGTCAGGGTGATGATTGGTTGAACTTTCATTTTGTAAATATAAAATAAAATCAGGCAAATGCATCCGGTGGTAATGTGCCGTCATCAATCAGGTCTTGCCGTTGTGATTTGGTGAGTTTGAAAGGAATGGCCGCATGTCGGCAATTATAACCGCCACGATACACGGCAAAGTTGTCCGGGGTTGTGCCTGGAATCATTCCGGTGCCATTATTGTAGGCCCATTGGATTTCCCGTTGCATTTGTGATTTCAACAAAACCTCTTTGCCCACCCATCGGATACATTGTGGCCGGGAATCCTCAATGATGGAACCAACATATCGGAAGGCATCCAACCCGAATTCCTCGGCAATCCGGGAATTGACTTGACCATCGAATTGATTCAAGGCATCCCGGGAAACCTGTGAAACGTATTTTTTCAATTGGCCCATCCGTTCGGGATTGGTATTGATGTACGATTCAAGGTAGGTTTGAAGGTCGGAAATAGTGGTTCCGGCAACGATGTTTTTGAATATCCCCTCCCGTAATGGGTCCGAAAAATTGGTGTTGATTCCGGCACCGGTGAGGTTGGTGAGGGTTTGGTTGACAATCCCACGTTGGACCGGATTGATCAGGTCCGCCAATTCATCCGGGTTCAAATCATTCACATCCTGATGGATGTCAAAATTGAATTCCTTAATGGTTTCAAAGTTGCGGAGGTATTCCCGAACCTTGTCGGGATACGCTGAGTCCTGAATGGCTTTTCTTACAATCTCATTGATTTCGTTGACGGCCTGTGTGTTTTCATCATCGAAAAGGATTTTTCCCTCGGATTGATTCAACCGTGTGGCAAACCGATTGACGGCCTTATAAATGGCGTTTTCAATCCCGGTGAATTCATCCAACAAATCGGATTCCGCCTTGGTGATGGTGGAATCCTTTTTGTCAATGAGTTTGTTTACGCTGACCTTAGCCATTCAATCAAATCGTGATGGTTGGCGATGTTCCGGGTGTTGATGGTGGTGTTGTTGGTTTTGGATTTCCAACCATGTTGTTGGCGGTTATTTCATCGAAACCATAAATTTCCATCAACAATGCAATGGCCGATTCACGGTCCGTGAATCCCCTTGAAACACTTTGTTGGATTGCAATGATGCCTTGAACACCACCAACGGAACCTTTTAAATTGGCCTTTGCTTCGGCTTCCTTCAATTGAATCTCGGTGTTTTGTGGAACCTGTTCACCCTGTGACAATTCAATCACCTGTTTGGGTACATATTGATCAATCACGGGTTTCAATGCCGTATCCAAATCGGCAAAAATTTCCGTCAATCCCTTTTCAAGATATTCGGTTCCATTGGTAGCAACCAACGACAAAAGGGTTTTGTAGGCAAAAAGGGATTTTATCACATCCTCTTTTTTGATGGTTCCCGATGCCAACAACATTTGTTTGTCCTTGGCATTGATATGATAGATCGGATCGTAAGTGACAAGGATTTCGATGATTCGTGATCCGGCCTGATTTCCTGAAAATCTCTTTTTTGCCAAATCTTTTGTGGTTTCAACAAGGAATGCCAC